ATCCGTAGCAGTCTTGATGCAGGCAGCAGATTTGTATTGAGCCAGAGTAGGAGCAGCAGCAGTAGCCCCTGCTGATAAAACAGTAGTCGTACCAGATGTCACAGCTGAGATCGTTGTAGCACCTGCTCCGATGTTAAGGACTGTCAGCACAGTACCCACAGGAAACGCTACTGAGGCGTTTGTAGGGATCTTGAAAGCATTAGCCGCAGCATTGTTCATGGTGACTAGCACCTGATATGTGTCGGTCGATGTAGCTGTGTAGGTCGTACCTGTTTGAGCATTGACTGTGAACGCCACAAGGCCATTCATGTCGGCGGCTGTTAATACATCGCCAGTTGCGTATGGAAATCCGACTGCCATTTACTTCTCCTTAGTATGCCAAAACGGATTCACCAGCTGGATCGCCGATTACCCCGTAGATTGTTGAGTTTAAGATAAATCCAGCAACGATTGGCTGACCAGTCGTTAGTGTCACGTCAAACGTGTTGGGTGTAATTTCATAGGCTTGCCCTAGGTTTTGTAGGGTTTTTTGAATGATTGTGCCGCCTTGACCCACATTTGTAATAGCCATGGTGTCGAAGTAATCGGTTGCCAGAGCAGCTGTAATACCCGCTGGGTAGTTAAGGGTGTTGAGATCCAAGGTAATTGAGTCGATACGGATGGAGTTGGTAGCGCGGCTGGCCACATAGATTTTGGCGATATTCAGGGCATCGCTGTCAGTCAGTCCGACTAGATTGTTCTGGTTGATCGAGTGCTGGAAATACTTGTCGATTGAAGCCTGATTGTAGGACTCCTGCGCCGTGCCGCCTATGTTGGTAATGATGGCATCGTTGATAATCGTCTTATCGTCATTAGCAAAGACAATGCCTGAATAGTTGATCCCTGTGCCATCGTTGGAATATGAGGTTGGGTTCTTTCCACTTTTCTGCATGATGTATTGGCGAGACCTAAATACTGCGTTGCCTTCGCCGTTCATGTAAAACGCACCCTGCTCTGTGAACTCCACATTTTTGATGGCTTGGAGAGCTGTACGAGCGGTAGCAGGATCGGCTTGACAGATAGATTCTGTGCCGCCTGTTTCGATTTGCCTAAGGTTTGATGGCCACGCGATGTCGTTTAAGATGGTGTTGATGCGAGTACCTGTGTCTTGACCCGATGGAGTCCCAGCCAAGGTAGTGACGTTGGCAAGCTGCATGAGCCTAAAACCATCGGATGCTTCTATGTCCAAATAAGCGATGACCTGATCGGTAGGGTAGGTGTAGTTGTACGCCGTGATATAGCCGCTAAAAAGGTAATAAGTGTTGCCAGCATAAGAAGCTGATACGCGGATTTTGCGCATAGGTACAATGTTCGGCCAATAAGGACTTGTAACTGATGTTGGATTCCATATACCTGTCTGATCGTAAATCCTAATTTTTGCCGTAGCAGCTTGAAACTGATCTTGAAATAGGTTGTAACCACCTTTAATGCTGATCTTGCCTACCTGATTAGATACGTCCACGATGTTGGAAGCTGCATCGGCTAGAACATTTTGACCCAGTACTCCGTGAGCAGGATCGTTAAGAATGAAGGAATAGCCAAAGGATGCGCCAGAGCTGAAATCAACGCTGACATTTACAGTTACTCCATTGGCTTGATAGGACATTACACAAACTGATTCTGATTGCGGTTGATAGTGATCTGTGAACCAGCAGCCGAAGCGGCATTTGTCGTACTTACTATTAGGCCTTGATCAAGTGAAATGTTGATGTTGAATGGATTTGTGTTGTAAAGATCCGCAGCTGATAAGCCGCTAGGCGGCGCAGATGGATACGTAAATGGGTTTGTATTGGCATAGGGAGCAATCCCAGATGTACCACCTACAGGTGGTTGATAAGTTCCAAAATAGTTATTAAGAAGGGTTTGAGATAAGCCTAAAGCAGCGCCATTTGCTTTATTTATGTCTTGCGTTATATTTTTCCATTGGTTATCTACGTCATATAGAGCTTTAAGCAAAGCTGTAAGATATGGATCAAAACCAGCAAACGGATCTTTGGCAGTAGAAAAATTGACCACAGCACCATCCGCTAATTGAATAAGGCCGTAGGCTTTAAGGACAGTTTCTTTAAGATATGTGGCATCATCGACAGCCTTTTGAAGAGCATCGCCCGTTTTGTTTTGAAGGTTCAATAAATCTAATTGGTATTGAAGCTGCAATTTGGCTTCCGCAGATACATCTTTTTGTAAGGCAGCTAGAAGTTCTGCTTTGGCTAAATCATCGGATTGAGTTCCAAGGGCTTTTAGCGCAGCTTGAGCTTTGAGTTCGGCTGTCGTTTTCTTTGTGTTGGCAAGAGTCGCAGCCGTGTTTTTAGCATCGGCAGCTCTTTGAGCAGTCACCTTCGCTTGGGCTTGGGTAGCCAACATAGATTGACCAGTTAACTCACCAGCTGATACTGCGGCAGGTTGATTTTTATCAGTATGAAACTTTGCCAGGGCTTTTGCTGTTACAACAAGAGGCTGTGAGTTGAAGAAAAACTTTGTAAGATTGCTAATTGCCGTTCCGACAATAGGAAAGTTTTTGACTGCTGCAATGAGGTCGCCGATTCCTGCAATGGCATTACCGATAACTGTGCCTAATTTTACGATGTCGTTAATCGCGTTGGTTAACGATCCACCGGCGGTTAAAGCTGTAAATGCACCGATTAAACCATCGCCAATTTGTACTGTGGCTTGACGGCTTGCTTCTGTAAGTCTGGCGATTGCGCCGCCTGCGGTATCAGCTGCCGCTGCGGTCGATCCAGCAAAGGTCGATGACAATTTAAGCATGATTGCATTCATGTCACCTGTTTTGAGTAAAGCCTTATCAAGACCAGCACCCAAGCGGGAGAGTGCGGTGGTATTTCCTAGGTATCCCTTTGAGATTGCTGTCGTGACGGCCGACAATTCTTTGCCTGTTGCGATGGAAACATCCATGGCAATAGCCAAATCCTTTTGACTGAGGGCTACATCTCCTGTGGCAACGAGAAGCTGCTGATAGGCAGGGATAAGGGTGTCAATAGCCACGCCGCTTGCCAACGCTAGGTTTTCAATAAATGGCTTTGAGTTAACCGATGCAAAACCAAGACCTAAATTATTAAGGGTGTTTCCAAGAATTGTAAATTGTTTGTTTTCCTCAGCTGCCATGTGGACAGCATCTTTACCAAACTTTAATAGGGCAGCAGCACCAAAGGTTGCGGCTAGTTTTTTACCTAGGCTACTGGCAGACTTTTCAAGAATGCCCATGCTTTGCTGGGCTTGCTTTGCGCCTTTGTTTTGAAACTCTGTAACAATGTCATAATAGATGGATGTCTTGGCGACCATTAGGCAGCTCTCCTAAACGCTTTAGCGGCATCTACACGCCGTTTAGATAGTTCCGAAGTCTTGTTGATAGCAGCCAATATGTGTACTTGGATCTTGCCTTGATCTTCCGCAAAGGCGCGATAAATCAAACGGCCACGCTTTGCGCCTTCGCCAGTCATTGTGCCTTTGTTGCCGATCTGGTTAATAAACCATGCACCTGCGTTTGGGTTGATGGAATGTGAATAACCATGAGAGCTTGAATTGCGATCCCATGGCTGACCTTTACTGCCACTTTTACGACCAGCCGTTTCAAAGATTGCTCCCGCAGCTGTGGCATTAACAACGCGCACCAATGAGATAAACCCTGAACCTTTGTGGCGATAAGGAAATACCTCAGACTTAATCCCGCGCTTTACTAGCGGCGGGTTAAAACGTGGAAAACGGCCTTCAAATGAAAGCCAGTTAGAGAGTCCTGAAATGGATGTAGGCACATAACCTTTGGCTTTTTTTACGATCGGCAACAGAGAAGCCTTGATCTCTACTTTAAGGTTCTTTTCAAGATCGGGCTGAAGTGAACGCATAGCCTTTTGAGCTTCTTTAAGCCCTGTTACTACGACTGGCATTCTGCACCGCTTTCGCTCTCTCAGTTAATACTTCTAAGATTGCGCTGAACATCTGCTCATCGCATTCCAATAAATCGTTAGGCGAGATTCCAGTCTCTACTGCCACTTGCGCGACAAGGTAGTGAACTGTGTCCCGCCCTAGGCGTTTGGGAGATCGTCCAACACCTTAACTTCATCAAGTAGGTCAATGAACCCAGCCCCAAAAGTAGGAATTGGGTTCATATCGCCACTTCGCTTTAAGCACTCCCAAGCCAAGAAAAATATATGCTCTTGCTTCTGGTCTTCCGCAAAGGCTTTCGAAAAGCCCTTCTTAGCCCATTGCTCAAACGCATATTCGATGGATGGAGTAATGCGATGTTCGCTTACTTCTCCACTTGCTAGCTTGATCTGTAGTCGTGCCATTTGTTGCCCCTTTTCGTTAGTTAGTTTTTACCAAGTACCTGTAGAAGCGACTGTGATTGCTCCTGATACTGTGAATGTAAGTGATTGCATTGCTACATCTCCGACTTTTCCTGCTACTGGTGTGAGCTTGTTGACCAAGACCAAACCTGTGTAGAGAGGGTTAGTTGCAGAAATAGTTGCAGTTGATGGTGAGCCTGCCACAGTTGTTTGACAAATCTTGAACGCTGCGTTTGTTCCGACGAGTGTGTTAAGAGTTTGTAGAACTGATGATGTGGCTGTGTCGTTAAGAAAATCAACCTGAATGGTTGATGATTCCAAACCAGCAACAAATGAATGTCCTGTGTTGCCCATAGCCGTTACATCGAGTTCATCGAATTGGCGGTTAATGGTGATTGACTGAACGTGGTTTGTTAGATCTACATAAGCCGAAGCGACTTGGATCTGAAACCCCGCATTATTTTGGTAAAAAATTGCCATTTAGTTAGCTCCTTCTGTTGTGTCTGCTGCTGGTGTGACTGGCTTTGGTGCAGCTTTAGGAGCTGCTGGTGCTGGTATAACTTGGCCGATCAGTTCTAGAAAGGCCAGATTCTCTGGTGATAGATCGCTCATGATTAACTCCAAGAAGTTAGGATAGAAATGGATAGATCGCTGGAAAGCATTTGTCCTACATCTACGCCCAGCACAGTTGGAGCTGTGAAGTTGCCCATTCTTATATTGAGAGAGCTTGATGCAAGTTTGTTAAATACGCCGACCAAAAAAGTCTCGATGTCATTAAGTGAGCCATGGTTATCAAGAAGTGGCACGATAATCGTAATCTTGAAATTAGCTTGTGGTGAGATCGAGTTTTGCTGATTGTTTTGTGGCTCTAGGTACGGATCATCGGGTGAGATGATGATGGAGTTCGCAATAGGACTGGCAGGAGGAAAACTAAATACCTGCCAGATCCCATCGTTTGCTAAGGCCGTGGCCAATGTTGATCTGAGTGCTGTGACGGCAACCATTTAGCCCACCATTGACCTTGGCGAAGTGTAAGGAGCTAACAAACCATTTACGCGGCGCAGAAGGCTGTAGCCCATGCGGTACGGCGATGGTGAAAAGTCTGGTGAAATGCCACCTGCGCTGGATTGCTGGCGTGATTGCCACATATCTACGGCGATCTCTAACGCAGCTAGTCGAACAGCATTCTTTGTGTTGTAAGCGGTGAATTGTGTGTCGTAGTCGATGGATGCGCGGCCGTAAGGCTGGATCTGGTGGTACACATCGTCTGCGTGGGTAAAAGCAAATTGAAGGATTGAATACTGACGTGGAAAATTAGTCTGGTTATACGGCGAAAAGATAAACCAAGGAAACGATGCAGAAGTGCCGACTGTGTAAGGGTAAGTGGCCGTGATCGTTTTTGTGCCGTTGTAAATGCCAGCATTGGTAATCTGAATTGTCTGACCTGTGGTGTATGTATCCCGATTGGATAAAACCACATAGCCGTTATTGTTTGCGCAACCTGCACCGACAATAGGGTAGGAGTTAAACCATAACTGGGCTGTGACAATGTCCTCAGCAGCTTGACAGACACCTTCGACAATGGTGGAAGAATAGAGAGTGCCAATTCCAAGCACATCTGTAAGTTCAGCGGCGGTTACTAGCGTTGCAGTCATCTCTATCCTTCCTAGTTGTTAAGACCAAAGCTGCCGAAGGGCAACAACGACAGCTTTGGCATTTATGTCGTTACGACTTATGTCAAATTAAATCTACGTACACCAGCTGGGATCAAAACCTTACCTGCGCCATAACCATAGATAGCCATGTTGACAGACATTGAATTGACCACGTTAACTGAGAAGTACGCAGTAGGTGACTCCCACCAAGTAACTGTCTCTGGTGCGATGATGAATGCTGATTCATCGACTAGTCCAGATGTCACGTTCTTATCTACATACAAATCAAGACCAAGGACGTTGCCCTTGATGCTTGTTGGAGCAGATTGACCAGCTGTGTTGTAAGGGTTAATCGCGTTGTAGATCGGACGACCAGTTGTATCAACAGCACCGATCAAAGTTGACCACCATGATGTATTGGTGACAATGTTTGACGCAAAGTATGAAGATCCAGCGTATGCCGCAGGTGCTTCTGTTGAGATGTAACTGATAAGACCAGCAGAAGTACCAGCTGTTGTAGCAGCTTGTGTGCCTTGTGCTGTTAGGACTGCGATCATCGCTGCATCTGTAGCAAGCAAGTATGCACGCTCTAGTTGAATAGCAAGTTGATCAAAGAAGATTGGATCTGAACGTTCCATCAACTCTAGGCTGATTGTCTGTTGACCCGCATACTTTTTGACTGTTACTGATTCGTAAGTAGATGTCATTCCTGTATCAGATGGAGCAGCTGATTCAGCTGTAAGAGCTACTGTTGGAGCAGTATCAGAACCGCCGCCAGCAGAAGTAACCAATGATGGAATGTTGATCGTTAGACCACTAGCAGGCAATACCCCACGACCAACAGCGTCAATAGTTGGACGGCCAAAGTTTGTATTTGATACAAACTGTGAAAGATATTGAGTTGGGTTGAAGGCTGGGTTTGTTGACATAGCATCTGCCGCAGCTGTGATGTTTGAAGGATCTTCTGCTGCCGCAACCCAAAGCTTTGACTCCTCGTTACCGAGTGCAGCCTTTACTTTGTGTTCAGCATACTTGCCCTTAGAAGTGATGCCGTGGCGAACAGTTGTGGTGATGTATGGCTGTGAAGCCTTGATTACTGGGCGATCTTCTGTCGCCTCTGGTTTTGCGGCTGTTGTGGTTTCGTCCACGCTTGCCTCACTTTCTGTTTCGGGTTGGGTTTCATCTAATGCTTCTTCGACGTCCTGAAGAGTTTTCAGTTGATCTACGGCGTTAGAAATCTGGTCAATGAGTTCTACTTCTTTGTCTTCTATAACTTCCTCAGCTGCTTCTTCCATGTCACCCATTTGAGCAGCAACAGAAAGCACCTTTGCGTTATCAAACGCAGGTGTTTCAACTAAAGAAACTTCTTTGAGTACAGCGGCGGTCACATGGATTACTCCATCGTGATCTGGCTTTGATGCGATGACATCTACGCCAACAGAGAGGCCGTCAATAAGACCTTCGGCTGCCATGATTAAATAGTCGTTGCCCTTTTGCGATGCAGATAGTTTGAATTGCCCATAGATCGCATCGTCTGTTGTCTGAAAAGATTGAGCGCGGCCTATCGGATTCGTTGGCTCATGTTGCGCAAGCAATTTGATTTTAGTTCCATCATGGATCGCTATAGAGCCGCGTTCAAAGATAACTGCGCCTACGTTAGTGTGTCCGATTTTGCCGAAAGGTACGACAACGCCTGAAATGATCCTGCGGCCAGTATCGGCAGCTTGGATCGGTGCGCTAAAGGTTAAGTGCATCGTTGGTGAGTCCTGATCCATCTGGTGCTAGTCCTTCCATTTGTTTAGCTTGATCTAAGTCAATAAGTTGTAGTTCAAGCATCTGCTGAATTACTTGCAAACGCGCAAGTGGATCTACGCGCAAGAATGTGTCATCTACGGCAAAACGAACCTCTTGCGTGCGAGGTGTGAGGTCATCCATAGATAGTCGAGCTTCAATAGCTGAAATAAACGGCGCAAGGGAGTAGGCCATAAAATCTTTACGCGCATCTATAATGTTTTGATATGTCATCGAGCGCATAACTTCTGCATCTATCATCCATGCTGGCACGTTACAAACGCGAGCCAATTCAGTAGCAAAGTATTGCTTGGCTTCGTTATACATCATGTCTTTAGGTGAGAAAGCAACGGATTGGTAATCAAGTGTTTGTGTTAGGTAAGCAGTACCGCGAGAGTTACGCGCATTTTTCCAAGAGTTGAGAATGCCTTGCACTTCTTCTTCTGGAATGTCGCTGCCGTTATTTTTGAT